GCGATGACGTACAAGGGCACCAATAAATTAATCCAAGGATCGGCTGCGGATCAGTGCAAGAGCGCCATGCTTGCCCTACACAAGGCAGGGTTCAACATTATGCTGCAGGTGCATGATGAGATAGCTTTGTCGGTAAAGAGCCGTGAAGAGGCCGAGGAGGCCGCTAAGATCATGCGTGAAGCGGTGGAGCTTTCCGTGCCAAGCAAGGTAGACGTTGAGGTTGGGCCAAGTTGGGGTCAAGCCAAGTAGCTACGTATATCAGATTAGTGTAGACTGATATACTTTTAACCAGAAAGGAGAAAATTATGCCAACAGGCGTGTACGTGCGGCGCAAGATCAAGCGCCCCAAGAAAAGACCAAAGGGCTACGTGGCCCCTCCCTCCCCATCACAGCGCGAAACTCCGTGGGTCAACATTAGCATGCGGGCTGAGAATTACGCGATGCTGCGTGAGCTGGGGGAGTATTACGAGGCGCCATTGAGCAAGATTACAGCGACGCTGATCACGGATCATTTCATCGAGCTTTTGCGGCAGAGTGACCCTGAAAAAGCCTACGCGCTAGAGGAGGAATACAAAAATGAAAAATACGTTAACCAGCTCATTAAGCTTGCCCGTTGAAGTCGTCTACGAGATTCTGCCTGCAGAGTTCGGCCTGCCTGAACAGGTGGACATCGTCGCTGTAAACATCGCAGTGAGAGGGCCAACCGGGCGCAAACGAAAGGTCGACGTGCTATTCATGCTCGACGAGGCGGAGGTATTTAGACTTGAAGACGAAACCGATCAAACAGGAGAATGACGTGACAGTTTATCGAATAGGGCCTAATTGGTATAAATCTATGGTCACCATAGGCAAGAGCAAGCACACGTTCTTCGGGTACAGCCGCGAAGAGGTTGCAGGCAAAGCCAAGCAAGAGCTAAAGAACAAGGGGGTGGTCGATGTCTGATTTCGTATTGCAATTTGACTACAGGGTAGCAGGCATTCCCTGCCAGATCGGAGTGCTTGCTTACGACTACACGCCTCCGGTCTCTTTAGACCCGCACCAGTGCCACAGTGATCTTGAGTACTACGGGTATTCGGAAGTCGATTACGTCGTCCTAGACCGCCGTGGAAGGCCTGCTGAGTGGCTGCAAAAGAAGGTGGTTGACGACGGAGATATCATTGGGGAAATCCACGAGAGGTTACGCTAATGATCAAACGAATAAAGGCTTACCTACTAAGTCAAAAGCCTCTCGATGAGGACCAGATACTGCAGATCTACATGGACGCAGCCAAACACATCAAGCCCGCGCCACTGTTCGCCAAGGACTTCGTGCGCCTCGTCGAGGCTAAGCATGGCATTGTCGGCAAGTATAGAGTGGAGCCGGTGAACTATGGATAGTGAAGACCTAAGCACCAAGCCCTGCCCCTGCGGCGAGACAATGGGGCAGATAATCGGGCACGACGAGAACGCCAAAAAAGAATTGGTACCCGTGCGACGAGGTTGGTATTGTTTTAGCTGCAGGCATTGGGAAGACGCAATTTTACGGGAGACGGTCGTTGAAGACTATTGAAGATTTCAGCCAATTGGTGGTTGCGATGTACGACGAAATGTGGGCCGTCGTCGAAGAGATGGAAAATACTCTCGACATTGGCCCTAGCGAGCTGATGTGCGTCTTGACTAATATGCTGTGCGCCACGGCCCAAGGATCAGGGGTCAAGAAAGAAGCTTTCCTTGTAATGATGGAAATGCACTACGACGTCGACAGGGAAAAGCTTAACGATTACACTGAAGAAGAGATCACGGTCCACTAACCTGTTGATTTAGTTAATTAAAATAAGTAGTAAAAAGTAGTTGACGGTAGTATTTAATTCGTGCGATTATTCAGTTGTCGGGTTGGCCGACACATACAAGAGAAAGACGTGAAAGCGACTATAAAGAATCTAAACGCCTACATACAGGCACGCTATTCCGATCTTGGCCTTGGATTTGTTAAAGGGGAAGGCTACTTTTATTTCGTTGGCAACGACGACCTTTACGTCGAGTCGATCATGGTCTACGCACTCAATCGTTGTGGCTACGCAAAGTGGTGCGAAATGATCGAAGGACAAATTGAACGCGCTTTATTAAACAAGTAATTTTAAATACAGGAGAAAGACATGAAAATTGAAACTGAAGTAGGACCCATCGAGATTGACTTCGACCCTAAGAAGTACAAGACCAAGGCAGGTGCTGCCAAGGCGTTCCATAAAGCCTTGTGCAAATTTGCGAAAGAGGTGTACGGGCAAAACCCAGATGTTGAAATCTTCATCGATACCCCTGAAGAAAGCCAAGCCCGTGGCTTCGGCAAAAATTGGCGAGTCTGTTGGGAAGCCGGACCCTATGAGTGGGCCATCGGCACTTCAATGCAGTTACATAATTACTTCAAAGGCGGATGGTACACCGAGCCTTACTACTCATTCGACTTGTGTTTCACTGAGTAGTAAAAAGTAGTTGCGAGTGGTCTCATAATGTGAGACCATCTCTTTGTCGGATTGGCCGACACCAGAAAGGAGAAAGTCACATGGCATATGCCCCTTCAGCAGTTTACCCAATCCGCGAAGGCGGATCGTTTGTCGAGAAGGATCACGGCAAATTTTTCGAGTACGACTTAGTGCCAGCAGGCGAGTCAACTGGTGACCATGCTGCCAGTGTCAGCGGCTATCCTCACCGCGTGTGGGTCTCTGAGAACCCGGTCAACGACTCAGGATGGCGTTATGCCCTGGTCAAGAAGACCGTCGCTTACATCGTCACTGATGAGGCCGACGACGGTCAGCCAGTAGTTCAGAAGTGGTCCATCAAGGACCACCAAATCTACTCTAACTAGAGTAGTCGAAAGTAGTTGCATGTAGTAGTTAGACGTGGTCTAATGACCTTGTTGACCGAAAACACTCACCCAGAAAGGAGACAGGAAATGACTGAAGGACAAAATATAGTTCTTGCGGCAGAAGCAGAGAACGATGGCAGGAGCAGACAGAGTATCTTGCAGCAGTTTGTGGTCACTAGCGCCCAGCTCGATGTGTACTACGCTTACTGCGCTAGTGAAGAAGGGTTGGACACGCAGCAAGAGAAGTACGACAGATAGAGTAGTCTAAAGTAGTTGCGCTGCCTGATCAGTGTGCTAGTATTCCTTTGTAGTTTAATTTAACCGATACAGGAGAAAGACAATGTCAGCTTATTTATGTAACTCAGAAGACTTCGCCCTGCTTGCAGCGTATGCCCTCAAGCCCGGCGCTCCACGTCACTTCGTTAACCTCGATCAGAAAGAGTACATCGACATCGTGATTGCTGCAGACATCGCCACAATACTTGCCAAGGAGAACATCAAGTCTCTCGAGGCGCTCTACCCTAAGTACGGCACTGCCGGTGGCTTCCTTTGCGGCACTCTCGAAGAGTTCCTCGCCGAGGTTAAACTTGCAACCAAGGCCCGCTACGATTACAACGACCTCGTTAAAATTAAAGAGATTCTCAACTGCTTCGACTACCAGTCATGCGAGCACCCAGAATACCGTCAGTCTGACGCCTACCACCTAGTGCGCTGCATTAAAGATCAGCTCCTCTCTGAGTTCGCTTATCGATACGAGCTCGCACAGGAGGCAGCGTAATGCGAATCCTATTAGCAGTAGCCGCGCTCGTCGCGGCCCTCGGCGTTGCCGGTAACTTTGATTTTGAAGAAGCACAGCAGCAGCAGGATCGCTACTGTGAGTTCGTGGCCGACGGAACATGGCCCCCGTACAACCAAGACATCAACTGTGAGGAAATAAAATGAAAGCGCTACTGCTAGCAGCATCCTTAGTTCTTGCCCCATGCGCCACGGCTCAAATCACGTTCACCACTATCGGTGACATCACCTTCGGGAGCGACGGCTCAACGGCCACCACCATCGGTGGTACGACATTCGTCACAGGTGGCAGCCCCGTAGTGCAGCAGTCTCTTGGCTCAACTCTGCCTGCACAGAACTCGACAACCTCGAGCACCGCGCAAAAGATTGGGAACATTACCTACGTCACGGACAGTGATGGTAAGTCTACAACTTTCCAGAAGATTGGGAATTTTACGTTCGGGTCCGACGGCTCGACTGTGCAGAAAATTGGCAATACTTATTTTGTAACTGAGGGAAATAAAAAATGAAAATTGAAACAGACTTTCCATTACCGGAATCGTCGAGAGCGCGGAAGTATCCGTTCCTCGACATGGAGGTTGGCGACAGCGTCTACTTCGACGGTGAGGATGTTAACGGCCGAGCGTACCGCGCGGCCATGTCAACTGGACGACGATGGGACCAGAAGTACGTCGCACGCCGTGAAGATAATGGTTTAAGAATTTGGAGAGCAGAATGACTAGCACTGAACACGATAAAGAAATGGTTCAGGAAGCCGTGAATCATTTTGAGCTGATGCAGCTCGCCGATAAGCTAAGGCTGTTGCAGGCAATGAAGGACGTCATCAACGATCCGGACAAAGCGCTTAACGCTTTTGTGGCAATAACGCACGAAGCTCGAGTCTCAGGCTACAACTTTGGACGCCCAGAAGTTCATAAGATTCGCTGAGGTTTTTATGTTTACAAAAAACAATTTGCCTACCCCCGATGATGGAGATGCCCTAAGGGAAAAGCTTGCCGAAGACATCAGGCAATATCTTAAGAACGGGGGGCAGGTGACCAAGCTCGCGCGTGGCCAGTCGGCTACGGAGAAAGGGCTAATCGAATGGCAAAGCCAATCAAAATTTAAGGATAAAGACAATGAGTAAGGGAAGTAGATCGCGCCCGGTGGATAAGAAAAAGTTTGACGAGAACTTCGATAAGATTTTCGGCAAGAAAGAAAAAGAAACCACGATTACCGTTAGCGTATTTGGGACCGAGGCCCACGGGTCCACTGCACCAAGCGTTACAATATCTAACATACAGGAGAGTAAATAATGACCCCGGATCAAACAGCAACAGCAAGAACAGCAGCAAGAATAGCAAAAACAATAGCACAGACTGTGTCCGCAATAGAAAACTCAAGCGGAAGTGAAAACAAAGAATATGTAGTTCTTCTTAACAATCATTTGGCTCATCTTTTGGTGCTACAAAGAAGTTACTTAAGTACGTATGAGTTGACTCTTTTAGAACAGGAAGCAGAGGAATGACGCTACCTGACGAAAGACGCAGGGCTATCCTGTACACCAAGGACTTCTTATTAGACCTGTGCAACCCGCGAGCCACACCCAAGGTACCAAAAAAGATACGCGAAGAAGCACAGCGATTGCTCAAGCACTACCCTGTAAGTGAAAACCAACTGGAAAAACTAGGAGATAGGCAATGAAAGGCATAGAACAGAAGGGCATAGATACAGGTAAATTCCCATACAAACTAATTTATTTACTCACTACCCCAAACGGTAGCCACACCCTCCACGAAGATATTGAAACCGCTTTAGTTTGGGGTTTATACGAAGATGGCAGCACGATAGAAGTACACACCTTAGGCGAGTATGGTCTTATAGGCAGGATGGAACTAGAGCATGCATGAATACAACTGCACGATTGCGCGCGTTGTCGATGGAGATACTGTCGATGTTGATATTGATCTTGGCTTTGATACTTGGCGTTGTGGTGAGCGCATTCGTCTGTACGGTATTGATACTCCAGAGTGCCGCACTAGAAATGCAACGGAGAAAGCTGCCGGGTTCTTGGCAAAGAAGTTTGTCGAACAGATGCTCCACGTTGGAGGAACCTACAAGCTCAGCACGAAAGAGAAGGGAAAGTTCGGGCGGTACCTAGGCACGATTAAAATAGCGGGCGACCTAACCATCAACGCAGCATTAGTTTCAGAGCACTTAGCCGTGCCGTACACCGGCCAGAACAAACAAGAAATCGAAAGCGCACACAAAGCAAACTACGAAATACTAAAAGCGAGGGCGTTGCTATGAGAACTTATAACGAACTGCCGTTAAGCGCAGCAGTAGCGGGCTTGAATGGGTACGGTAAAGAGGAACTAATTCAGAAAAAGAAAATGGGGAGGGAAAAGATATTAACGCTGTGCGCGATTTGCAAAAAAGAAAAGTTAGTAAAACACGTCAAACTCGTCAAATATTACAAAAATAAAGATTACACATGCTACGACTGTTCTATGGCAAAGAAAGCGCAAGACAAGAAAGAGATGAATCAAGCATTAATAAATTTAGCTAGAAGTAAAGGCTTAATAAAATGAAAGCGTGGCCGTGGGAAGTAGTACAGGAGGCCTTCCGACTTCGTGACGAAGGCATTCCTAAAAAATTAATCAGCCGCAAGCTCGGGCCGTCAACACACACATTGAACGACTGGTTTAATAGACCTAAATATTTGGAGAAGAAAAATGGACGAAGAAAAAGCAATCCTAGCATTAGTCTCGACGGTAATGATGCACGCGCTGCTCGCCAGATCGAAACGCTCTACCGATCAACTGGCACGTGAAGCGGTGGTAGTTGCTGAGCAGCTCATCGAGCAAGTCAACGACAGAGTAGACATGTGGCGGGAAGATTGATGTTTACCTCAGCCCTCATGTGCCTAGCGACTACGATCTACTTCGAGGCGCGCAACCAAGACCTGCAGGGGCAGGTCGCCGTCGCACAGGTCGTCCTCGAGAGAGTCTACGACTCACGCTTCCCTGATACCGTCTGCGGCGTCGTCACCGACGGCGGCGAGGTCCGCAACCGCTGCGCCTTCTCATTCTACTGCGACGGCCAGTCCGATAAGCCACAAGACGGGCGCGCCTACACCGTAGCGCGGTGGGTAGCCTCAGGCGTCCTCAGCGGCGTTGTGAGCGACGTTACGGGTTACGCCACGCATTATCATGCCTACTACGTCCGCCCCGACTGGGCGCGTTATATGAGGCCCACGGCCGTTATCGGGGATCACCTGTTCTACCGGGAAGGTTCAAGCGCCACGGACCACGGACCGTGGTAGGACGGTTCCAGACGGGAGCAGCGCAAAAAACTGCACATAATTTTGTCCTTACCCCGCAGAAAACTGCACATAATTTTGTCCTTACCCTGTAACCTGTTGATTTGATTAAAGTATATTAATGTAGAAAAAAGTAGTAAAAAGACTTGTTTCCTACGATTAGATGCCTTAAGCTGCAGTTGTTGTCGAGGAGTGGCCCCGACCGGATACAGGAGAAAGACATGCTAAACATCATTCCTAACGCTGAGTACCGTCACGGTGTTTCAAACTCAACTCCTAAGTCTTACCAGAAGAGGGCACAGAAGCTTTTCGTTGAGCTTGGTGAGAAAGTCGAAATTGTCAAAATCAAATGCAACTACAACAGCAATAAATACCACCTGTTCGCTTTCGGGGAAGATCTAAACAAGCCCCTGTACCGACAGCAGGGCCGAATCGAGGTCAGCGATAAACTCCGCGCGCTCCACGGACCTGACTACAGGGACGGTGCGGACCACTTCTACGTGGTCTGGTCAGACTGGCAGGATGGCACTGGCTACACTGAGTACCAAGCTGAAGCCAAGGCGGCCATCGAGAAATACCGTAGAGAGCAGCAGGCCCAATGGGAGGCCAAACAGGCTCAACTCGAGCCAAACCATCAAGTACAATTCTGGGCCAACCAAGCTTGGAGGGACGGAATTGTCCTAGCGACTATCAGAAATCCCGGCTTGCTGTGCATTGGTAATCGAGCCTTGATCGCCTACCGCATGCCTGCCGGTGCAGTCTATATGGTCCTGATCGATCATAACCCATATATCGGAGCAGCCACGCGCTACCGTGATGAAGGCACCAGCCACATCAAAGGTTACCGCTACGGCAGCTACCTGCGCCACGCTTACACGTCGCCTTATCAATCAATCTCAGCCAACGCCCTGAAGAAGAATGCCAAGTGGCTTGCTGAGGTGGTCAAGGTCGAGGGCTTTGAAGATGGGAACGTGGACCAAGGCCTCGAATATGTTGGGGAGGATCTAGGGTAGAAAAAAGTAGTAAAAAAGTAGTTGACTCCCCTGATGACATGCTTTAAGCTGCAGTTGTTGTCAGGGAATGGCCCTGACCGGATACAGGAGACAGACATGCACAACTACTTTTCACTCACCATCGTCACCGACCCCAAGGCCTTCGACGCCTCTTTCTACGGCGCAGGCGCCCCTGAATCGTTCTTCACTGAGCACTACTCGACTTACAGCAAGTTCATCAAAGCCGTGAGGATCATCGCCGACAAGTACCCTGAGGCACGCCTGCAGGCCAACGTGCCCCTCGAAACCCTGACAGAAATAGAAAGCTGGTTTCAAGGCGAGCTTTACTGGCGCACGTCCCACGACCAAACAGTCTTCGATAAAGGCGAGCACCTTGCATTCCAAAGATATAGTTTGATCGAGGACCTCCGAGAAATTGAAAAGGATGAGGAGGCGCTAGATAAGGGGGGGCTAGATTAGGAGGCGCTGTAAACTACGCCCGTTGGACATTACAGTACATTACAGTACACACCCCAATACCGTAAAAAATGGCCTTTTTTGCGGTATTTTTTGTTTTTGACGTAATCTAACGTAATCTTTTTTTGTCTATCACGGTGAAGGCCCCGTGGATAAAGGAACGAGAGGTTTTTAATGCGGGAAAGTAAAGAGGGGCCGTGGACCACGGAAAATGGAGGCGGAATTGCTCTGGAGCCCACGCGGTGCGGGCTTTGGGGGGCATGGACCACGGACCACGGAGCTGCCTATGTTGGTCTCTTCTATAATACCGTATTCTGAGAAAAAAAAGTGTTGATTTTATTTTTAATGAAATACGGTACGTTTGACGTAATTGACGTAATGCTGCCCTATCTACGTGGTCTGTAGCGATACGTCTAGCATTACGTCTATAATAATTAGGCGTAATGACGTAATGGTTTTACCTAATCTACGGGGTGCGCGCGCGACTCATTTTTTAGAAAAAAAACTTATTTTTTGTGAGAATACGGTATTATAGAAATGCTTGAAAATGGACAGATTGATAACCTGTCGATACAATACCGTTTTTCCAACTTGCGAGGCCACAATGACACTCACAGGCATTACTCCACACCAGCACACTTTGCAGTTTTGCAACGGCAACCACAGGCAGACCCGCTACCCGTTTAAGGGCATGGTCCTCGGCGATTATTTTGTTGTGCACTCAAAAGAAGACGCCAAGCGCATTAACAGCGCCCTGTCGACGTTCTACAAGTCTCGTAATGGCACAGGCCGACGTTTTTCTGTGGTGCAGTCAGAAGGCCCTGTGTGGACCTGCAGGAGGACAGCATGAGCAAGCGCGATGAGGGAAAGCAACGCCGAGACATCTTAAACACTAGCCCGTTAAGGCCCGCAGTCCGAGACAAGCTTGAGCAACGGTTAAGCGAGCCGGTAGCGCCACTTAAAGACCAAAAGCACGTTGTCAACCCCAAACAATGGAGGTTTATTCAAGAGTTCATATCAAACGACGGCCGGATCACTTTAACTGAAGCCGCCATACGCGCTGGGTATCCAAAGGAATCCGCAAGCTCAATAGCCTCAGAACTCACCGACCCAAAAAAGAAACCGCACGTCGTCGCAGCTATCCAAGAGTATCGAGCACAGCTTGCTGAGAAATACGGCACGAACTTCGACCGGCACATGCGCGACATGCAAATAATTCGTGACAAGGCTCTCGAGGCAGGTAACTTCGGCGCAGCAGTCTCTGCTGAATACCGGCGCGGCCAAGCTCTGGGCACCATCTACATCGAGCGCAAAGAGATCAGGCACGGCACCATCGACAGCATGTCGAAAGAAGAGGTCACTCGAAAGCTCGAAGAAATAAAAGCGCTGTACGGCTCCCCGCCGCAGACCCTCATAGACATCGAGCCAGAGCAGATAGAAGAGCTTGAGCAGATAGAAGAGCTTGAGCAGATAGAAGAGCTTGAGCAGATAGAAGAGCTTGAGGATGTCCCACCCGCCAAGACAATAATTGAGGAGATGCGCGATGCCGAGTCTCGGACCAGAAGCAGCGCTGCACAAGCGAGTAAAAACAAATCTGCCGGACGCGACGATAGTGCGACTGGAGAACCGGGTGAACCTCGGGATACCGGACTGCCTGATAGCCCTGCCGCCGACCTACTCAATGGTGGAGCTGAAGGTGGTGAAGACGGGCAAGAAAGTGAGGCTGAGTCCGCACCAGATAGCCTTTGCTTTGAAGTACGGGACGATGGGGATGCCGACGTACATTCTAGTCCAGTGGCACCCCAAGGGGACGACCAAGGCCGCTGAGACGCGCCTGCTGCTGTACCACGGCACGCAGGCTCAGGAGCTGCACGAGAGGGGCGTAGACACGCCTCCAGTGGCCCAGTGGGCCTTGAATGCAGTCGACTGGAGTGAATTGCGTGCTGAAATAGTAAAGAGTGCTCGTATATCGACGGAGAAGGCCTGTGAGCGCGTTTAGCCTGACCCCCTGCCTACCTACTGCCTGCAAGAGAACGTGCCACAGTGGAAACTGGGAAGGGGCCCTCGGCCGCCCCCGCGCGGGGTGCGAGCGGCGCGTTTTTGGCTCTGGGCGCCCAGATGCGTGGGCCATGACCCGAGGTGCCCGAATCGGGGCAACCACAAGATGTAGTGTTTTGCCGGGTTCGAGGTGCATGGAAATAGCTAAGTGCTTGATTTTAAACGATTCACTATTTCCGGTAATGGTTATTACCGGAAATAGCGGGTCCCTTTTGGCCGTTTTGAGGGCTGAATGAGAATGATTCTCATTTGAGGCGGTGAGGCCCCGGCCCCTCGCTCAGCAAGAGGGCTATAGCCAGTTTTCACACAATTAATTTGGCCCAAAACAAAAATGGACAATGTTGCACGTGCAACATTGTCCGATACCCACCCCCTTGTTTCTGACAATCAAAGGGGCTATAAATTTTTAGCAAATTTCTACTAAATGGGAATCCGTATGCAACAAGATGTCGAAGCCGAACGCTTAAAACTAGAACTCCGCCTAGCCTTGTTAGATGGCCAAGAACGGGCACAGGACACCTTTATCGGTTTTTCTCAATACGTCTGGCCTGAAGCGATACTCAGCAGCCACCATAAGATTATGGCTGACGCCTTTGACAGAATAGCCAAGGGCACCCTGAAGCGCTTGATCGTTAACATGCCTCCTCGACACACCAAATCAGAATTTGCGTCGTATCTGCTGCCTGCCTACATCATGGGCCGTAAGCCAAACACCAAGATCATTCAGGCAACACACACCGGCGAGCTCGCTGTCAGGTTCGGCCGCAAGGTGCGTAACTTGATGGACCTTGATAAATACAAGGAAGTATTCCCTGACGTTGCCTTGAAGGCTGACAGTAAAGCCGCCGGAAGGTGGGACACGGACAAAGGTGGGGAGTACTTTGCTGTAGGTGTAGGCGGCGCGATGACGGGCCGTGGTGCGGATATGCTGATCATTGATGACCCGCACTCGGAGCAGGACGCGGCCTCAGCCCTAGCTCTGGACAACGCTTGGGAATGGTACACCTCTGGCCCGCGAACAAGATTGCAGCCCGGCGGAGCAATTGTTATTGTTATGTGCATGGTTGGCGACACTAGGGTCTTGCGTCCTGACGGTACGGAGACGTTTCTGCGAGACTTGCGGGCGGGGGACTCTGTTGCAACCTATGAAAACGGTGGCATAGCCACGTCCAAGATAAACAACTGGCAGTCAAGTGGTATTGATTCGGTATATACAGTACGAACACAATCTGGCAGAATCATCCGTGCAAACGCTAGGCATCCATTCCTAGTCGTTAAAGACGGAGAAGAGACGTGGACACGATTAAAACACTTGAAGGAGGGGGATTTACTTGTATCGTTGACGGATGCGAGCGCCTGTCAAGAGCAACAACTCGACGGGGGACGTGCGCGGCATGTCAAGCTACAGCCAGCTACCACCGGAAAAACCCCAATGCACCGTACCGTGGGGTTGGGTTTCACGGAAAGTGGAAAGGAAAGACCTGCAAAACGGAAGACTGCACTAAACTGGTGGTTAGTAAAGGTTTTTGTAATAGCTGTTACCGCAAGTGGAAAGGCTACACAAAAACGCCGGAACAAAGCCGGAGCAGCAGGATCAAGCACCGTTACGGAATTACTATTGAGCAGTATGAGGCAATGGTGGCAGAGCGCAAAAATCGATGCGATGTATGTGGCGAGGAGCCTTCTGTCTCCAACACTCGTGCCCACTGGAATGGGAAGCTGTGCATCGACCACTGCCATGATATGGGAAGGATCAGGGGCTTGCTCTGCAACAACTGTAATTTATGCGTCGGATACGGCGGAAACCCAAGCACACTGGAAAAAGCCGCAGATTACCTCCGACGAAATAGTTGAGATCAGCTATGACTGTGAGGAAGAGGTCTTCGACGTTGAGGTTGACCGCACTGAGAACTTCATAGCCAATGGTGTGGTTAGCCACAATACACGGTGGGGGACCAAGGACTTAACGGCCCGATTACTCAAATCTCAGTCCAATATGAATGCGGACCAATGGGAGGTTATTGAGTTCCCTGCCGTTTTTGATGAGGGCGAAGAAAACGAGCGCGCTCTTTGGCCTAGCTTCTGGGAACTTGACGAGCTCCGCGCGGTCCGTGCATCTATGTCGGTGCAGAAATGGAACGCGATGTACCAACAACGGCCCACGGCTGATGAGGGTGCAATCCTGAAGCGTGAGTGGTGGCGCATTTGGGATAAAGACTACATGCCGCACATGGAATACCTTATCCAGTCCTATGATACGGCGTACTCGAAGAAGGAGACGGCGGATTTCTCTGTCATCACGACGTGGGCGGTGTTCTTCCCCACGGAGGACTCTGGGCCTAATCTGTTGCTTGTTGACATGCGTAAAGGCCGGTGGGACTTCCCTGACCTAAAGCGTAAGGCGAAGGAGCAGTATGACTACTG